CTTGCAGGCGTTGCACCTGACGCTGGGCAATCTCGGCCAATGCCTTGATCTCTTCTGCGTCCTGCCTTGCTGTGCTGTGTCGCTTAGCATCGAGCCGCATGATCTCTGCCTTGCGCTCGATGCGATTGAGTGCTGCGGTGAGCGTTGTTCCCTTCATTCTCCTTGCTCCTCATACATTACGTCCAGCGCGATTGAGGCCATTGTATCCATGATTGTCAGGCCTTCTGGCGTTTGGCTAACCAACCACCATAAGAGTTTATCACCACCCTTTTCGTATACGGCACCGCTTGGTGAGCCGATCGTTCTGTCGCTGGATGCAATGATGCGATCATAAGCGCGTCTTGCCATTTGCTTTTTGTTCACATCAATTTTCTTTTTGGGCTGTGTGATGCGACATGATTGGTGCTTTTGAAAAGATGATTCCCGATCACAACCGTGATTGTTTTCGATGTGCTTATCGATCCCATTGTAAACAGTTGTTCGGTCTAGATTGAGTATCTTTGAGATATGATTGTGCCCATATCCGTTTATGTAAAGCTCATGTATTAGGTTGTACCTTGCCGCGACTATAATCCCGCTTTTCTTGTTCGAGCTAACGATCTCTTGTGTTACAAAGTGACGCTTACAAATCTTATCGATGATCTCTTGATGGTGCATTGGTTCTCCTAACCTTCTTGTTGCCTTTCAAAAAAGGCGGGACCGAAGCCCCGCCAGTTGGAGGTAAACCTCTTGTGAGTTAGAATGGAATCTTGTCATCCATACTTAAATCGACACGCGGTGCGCTTGATGAACCCTGCATGTTGTCCGAAAGATTGAACGTCATGTAAGGCTTGTCGTCTTTCATCTTGCGCCATGCTGCGATGCGGCGTGTCTCACCCATTGGACCAGTGTAATCAGGTGCAGCTTCATTGCCTTTCTTGTCGTTCTCGAAGAGCACTGCGACCTTTTCATAGACCTCGATGATTGTTTTGCCAGCGCGTGTCTGATCTTTGACGAGTGTGATCTTGCGATCCACTCCCTTGTCATTGACCTTACCTTGAAGAATCAGCTTCTGCGTATCGAATGGTGCGAACGCAGCGCCTCGATCTGTGTTGTCGTATGTATCTGCCATGCTTCTGGCTCCTTAAGTTAATTGGGGAATTAACCCCATTGTCACCAGCTACCGCTGTTTTGTGACGGTTTATCTTCGCTATCGTACTTGTTGCCATCCATCTTCCCAAGGAAGACATCAGCATCGCATCCGATATGAGACAGGGCTTTGGTCAGGCCATCAGTGACAGCCATCTTTGGCGCGTCCTCAGCCATACGGCCTTTGGCTGCGTCAAAGAACTTACGGCAACCAGTGAAGGCACCGAATGAGTTTGAAGGTGTGCCGTGCCAGACGGTGACATGTGCAAGGACTGCGCTGTCTCCGTTGGCTAGGTTCACAACTTCTGTTGTGTTGTGCCAGCCCCAGCCATCACCGACTGGGCCGAACTGCTCGGTCATCTTCATAACCTGATACTGCGGATCAATGGCTGTAAAGCTACGCGAACCGAAGCTAACTTTCTTGAGGTACTTGGGGTCTGACTTTGCCAGCTTGTTCCATATTGCCATGTTGCTCATAGTGTTCTCCTTACTTGCGCGTTGTGATGCGAAGTGCGCCACGTTTGTCGCGCTTGATTGTTAGAAGGTCGTTGTAAACCTCTCGCTCATTGCTGCCGACCATTGCCTTTATCTCTTTCTTTGCGGACTCGAATGCTTTGGCTGCTGCTTCATGCTCAACGTAGTCATGCGCCTTGGATGTGAAGGCATTGTCTGTCGAGGCATCTCTGCGGACCATGTTGTCCACCTCGATCTTGTCGATACTGACTTGCGCGACATCAATACCAACTGGCTCTTGATCCCGTACAACGTAGCCCCAGAAGTCTGACACCACTGCCCACATTGAATTGAAATACTCTTCATTGCGTTTGACATAGGCAGACTCCCACTTGCTGTTGCCAAAGATCACGGACAGGTAGATGCCCTCAGCATTTGCCAAGTGTGCATAGGTTTGAATCTGCGGCATGTAATACTCGATTACATTATCCATGTTGTTCATTGCATTGGTGTGCTTGGCCTCGATGATTGCATTGTTCCACATGCCATCGATGGTTCCCTTGGTGGGGACGCTTCCGATTACTTGCTCGAAAGATTTCTGCGTGTCGGTAACAGTGCAGTCATGCTCAAGCTCAAACCACTCGATGTTGAAGTCCTCTGTCCATGATCCAAGCTGAACAGCAATGTTTCTGCTGAGGTCATCACCCTCACTGCGGCCAGTCTTGACCTGCCATAGCTCAAGCCAGTGACCCTGCATAATGCGGACGCAATCCGACCCTCCGATAAATCCAGTACGTTTCATTTGGTTCTCCTTATTGATACATATTACTGCTTATGTGCAGTGCTTGCAAGGTAATGTTGATAGGGTTCGAAGTCTTGTTCGCTTAGGCCGTGCTCTTTGATTAGCCTTTTGCGATGCGGATCACGCAGATACATGTCGGGCACAGCTTGGCACTGAGCAATGCGCTTGGCGTTTATGGCGTAATGGTCGGCAAGATATTGAGTTGGCGCTGTAGCCCCCTTTGTATTGCCTCTCATGGCTGTCCTGAGCCCGTCTGTGAACTCTTTGACTGATGGCAGGGTGCGCGTCTTCGCGGATTGAGTCACCTCTTTCGCTGTGGCGGCGACGAGGTGACTCATACGCTCCTGTGTAATTTGATTTGGAAGGTTGCGATTGAGTGCATCGATCACATCGATAGCCACAATCGTAGGATCAAGATCACGAGGCATGTTGAATCGTGTCACGATGTCTGACTTGAACCACTCCTTGAGGAATGAAATGCGCTGGTCATAATTCACTGAGCCACCCCGCTGTCTTCTTGGTTTCTGTTTTCTCTGACTCAAGGTCATCTTCCCAACGCTCTCCATTGAGCCACGTTGAAGGGTGCGGAATGTATTGCTTCTCCGTTCCCATCTCTTCGCAATGCTTAGAGTAGTGGAGTGCGCCTTGGATTATCTCGTCACCGCTGGCAAAGTTGAGCGCCTTCTTGAATGCAGTGCGGGCAGCACCCTTGCCAATGCGTCTGGGGTAGGCTTGCCAGAAGGCTTGGAAGATTGGCGTATTATTTGGATGTGCCAATTTGTCATGCGAAGATGTATTACTCTTACTAGCTATATCTAGCTTAGTAATATTATTAACTACTTCGGGTGACAGATTGTCATGCCGAGGTGGAATTTTCTTAATGTTTTCGTCGGGCATATTTTCCTCCATCGAAGTCATTGCATAGAAGTTGGGTTTGTTTGGTCGTCTCTTGATGCGAATGTACCCATGATACTCCAGCCAGTTGATTCCTCTGACTACAGTTCTGACATTAAGCATTGTATCTTGGGCAAGCCTAAGCTGAGAGGGAAAGCATTCGCCTCTCGCATTGCAATATGTGGACAGTGCAATGAGGATAACTTTTGCCGTTGGATTACCCATTGGCATAAGGGCTGTGTCTATTGTAAGATCATAGTCGATCATGTTGGTTCTCCGCCTGTGATCTCCTAGTTGCCGATACTTATGGGACGCTTTCGCAAGGGGCGTCCCATTTTTTATTATCAGTCAGGCCATAAGCTCTTGTCTAACAACAGAGTGTAATGTCCAACTCTCTTGCCATCACCTACATCTACGCGGTCACAAGAAATGGGCCAGCCATTCTGCTTTAGATCATAAATTCTACCCGCAAGCCTGAGACTGCCAAACATTTTCAAGGCTTCGAGTGGTGTGAGTACGGCCCCTGTCTTTAGGTGCTCAAGTATCTCCAGATTCTGTGACATTTTGGTTCTCCATAATTTGCTCAAACACCTCACCTCTTAGGATGACTATGGTTTGAGGCTCTCCGTTTCTTCGTTTGTATATTGCTAGGTCTCTCCCATCGAGGACAGTGAACGGACTAGGGAAGCCAGACTTATCTCTGTACTTAATCTCACCTACCAGTTCGTGTCCCATGAGTTCGACTTTGATGTCCCCCCTATACTCTCCTCCCAATGCTCCGCTGAGGGGTTGGCGCTTCGCTTTGATGCCGATCTTCGTGAGCCACTCCACGATTTTTCTTTCGTGATAGTATCCTTTAGACTTATTCTTGTTTGCCATATGTCCCTCTCATAGCAGTCAATGCAGATGTACCAATGCTTCTGAGTGGTACGCTCGTGACCGTTCTTGAGGATGGCCACAAAGTCTGTGACCTTTAACTCGCAAGAGTCACAGATCGACATCCCTTTTTTTAACTTCGATCTTGTACTCAAGAGCATCCAACCAACACATCAGCATGAACCCAGAAGGAATTCGTTTGTGTGTTTCCCATTTATGCACCAACGATACAGTGCAACCTATGCTATGGGCTAGTGCTTCTTGGCTTATACTTTGCTCTGACCTTGCGTATATCAACTCTTCCACCAGATTCTCGTAGTTCTCTGGTATCGTTACGGGCTTTCTCAAGTGCGTGAAGTTTTTCAATGGCCTTCATAACCTTTCTTGCAGTCTCATGCCGCAGTTCAGTAGCGCCATTGATCGTTCGATAGTAGGTCGAGGTAGGTACGCCAGCAGATTTGAATGCTTTAAGCAGAGGAACCTTACATTCCTTAGCTTGATCGGTAAGTGTTGTAAGATATGAGTTCATGCTGCATACTTGCAGCACATTACTCGATTAGTCAACCTCCTCTTCGGCTTCCCCACTGCCATCGCATTCATCGCAAACTTCCCATGTGGTGTAGATGTCACCCCATGAGGCAGTGAAACTCATTGGCCTACAGTGCTCGACCTCAACCTGACCACTGCCGCCGCATTCATAACACTTACTTGCCATGATCTTTCCTCTCAACTTGGATCATTTCAATCTGACCAGTGCCACCACACACAGTGCAGTGCTGCCATCCAGCTTGGGTGGGGTGGACACGGCCACCCTCACCTGCGCATTCAATGCAAGATTCAATATGGAATCTCGTCGTCAAGTTCTGGCAACTCATTGTTGTCCTCCCATGCTTTCGTTGCGCGCTCTATAAACTTATCCTTATTAAACAAGGGGTTGGTTGCTGCTAACTCGTCAGCTATGTCGTGCAGTTTAGAGGGCCACGCGACATGCGGCCCAATCTGATCTGCGATAAACTCATAGTGACTGCGTGACATTCGTGGTGTTGCTCGTGTCATTAGATTACTCCTTCGAGTTCGAGGTTCTCAAACCTCTTGTGATTCATTGCTTTGGCAATCGAGTCCTCACGATTGCGTCGTGCTACCTCTGGATTGCG